CCTCGCTCAATGGTGGGCTAATGCCGCCAGTAGCGATAACAACACTCCGCACTACTTTAGCCACCGCGCTAGTAGATAACACTAAATATCAAGTCTTTGCTTTTCCGCCTGCCACAGTTCTTGCTAACTCCGTTATCGTGTCTCCAGATGATCCATATTTAACACCTAGCAATAACCAGCACATCACTATTAGCCCAATGGCTAACTTTAAGATTATTATGACTGTGCCTTTATTCGATAATGAAGGCAACCTTAATGGCATAGAAGATACTGTCTGTGGCGTGTTCGCCAAGTTAGCAGCATCATCTCTGGTCTATAATGTAAGTGCAATCAGCGCACCAAATATTCTCAATGCTGCTTCGGGTGACCTACTCAGCTGTGAGATGTCAGTATCAATCCTAACGAGTTGGAGTTAAGCATGTCCGATTGGGAAAAAGAGAATGAAGCCTTTCTGATCAAGATCGGACAGGTTGTACCAACACCATCAAAGCCAGTAACTACCAAGAAAGATGAGGAATAATCAATGGCAATTTTCTTAAACAATAAGGTCGGATTTAAGGTTGCTACTGTCAATCTTTCAGACCATGTAACTGCTTTTACACTTAACCGTCAGGTAGACGCTCTAGAAGTAACAGCAATGGGCGACACAGCTCATAAGTTTGTTGCTGGTCTTGCAGCAGACACAATCACTGTTTCATTCTTGAACGATACAGCAGCAGCAAATGTTCTAGCAACACTTCAAGCTGCTTTTGGTTCAACAGTTGCATGGCAGGCAATTCAGGTATCTGACGCAGCAGTGTCAGCGACTAACCTTCTATACTCAGGCACAATCTTTGTCGATAACCTTACAGACATCAACGGAGCAGTTGGAGACGAAGGCATGATCGACATTACTTTCACATGCAACAGCAAGACAACAACTGCATCAACAGGTACTTGGTCATAATCCAACAACTAAATTAAGGGGCTAATCATGGCAAGACTAAAGATCGTTCGACAAGATGGAAGCATTATTGAAGGCGAGATCACTCCAGCAGTGGAGTATTCGTTTGAGTTATATGCCAAAAAAGGGTTCCACCGTGCCTTTCGTGAGGAAGAGCGTCAGACGGATGTTTTTTGGTTGGCATGGGAAGTCACTCGCAGGTCAGGTGAAACTGTTAAGCCTTTTGGGATTGAGTTTATTGAAACACTTAAAAGTGTTGAGGTGCTTGACTCAGACCCTTTAGCTTAAAGCGCGATCAACCATTCACCTATCTAATTGCTAGGCTAAGCATTAGGTTGGGGATCGCGCCACAGCACTTATTAGATTTAGATAAGACCATGCTAGATGCTCTAGTTCAAGGTCTAAAAGATGAAGCGAAAGAGGTGAGCGATGCCAGCAAGCGTAAAGGGCGCGGTCGCTCTTAGAAAATCTTTGCGCGAATTTACCCCAGATCTTGCTAAAGCCTTGCCTAAAGAAGTTGCAGCTGCACTTAAGCCAATTACTAAAACTGCTAGGGGTTATCTACCTGATAACTCTCAGGTGCTAAGCGGCTGGGTAACTCGTGAGAATTCACAAGGACGATTTCCTACCTATGATATCAAGATTGCTAAGGCTGGGATTGGCTATAAGACAACACCATCCAAGCCTAATCGTAGAGGCTTTAGATCACTTGCTCGCGTGTTTAATAAAACTGCTGCTGGAGCAATATACGAAACTATGGGGCGTAATTCTCCAGATAGTCGCTTTGTGCAGAATCAAGATGCCAAGTATGGCTCTCGGATGAAGGGCGATGGCAAGATGGAAGGTCGCGCTTTGTTTCGTGCTTATGAGGAAAACAATGGAAAAGCCAGAGACGCCGTCCTAGCAGCAATTAAAAATGCTGCAACTAAACTTAATCAACGCTCCACAGTGAAAGGTTAATCATGGCAAACATTATTATTGATATAGCCTCCGAGTTCACTGGGGCTAAAGCCTTTAGCAAAGCGGAATCAGCAACTAGCAAACTTGAAAAAGGTATTAAAAGTCTAGGGCGCAATATTGGTCTTTCTTTGGGAACAGCAGCAGTCATAGGCTTTGGCAAAGCTTCAGTTAAAGCTGCTGCTGCCGATCAGAAGGCACAGCAACAGTTAGCACTAGCTCTAAAGAATGTCGGCTTAGGCAGAGATGCTGCTAGTTCAGAAGCATACATTCAGAGTTTGCAAAGCGAGTTTGGTGTAGTCGATGACAAACTGCGCCCTGCTTATCAAAGACTTGCTGTAGCTACTGGAAGTACATCCGAATCACAAAAACTCTTAAACCTATCCTTAAACATTTCAGCCTCAACTGGCAAGGATCTTGAGAGCGTTACATCTGCTTTGAGCAAGGCTTACTTAGGATCTAATACGGCTTTATCTAAATTAGGCGTAGGCATATCAAAAGCCGATCTAAAGGCTAAATCTTTTGATGACATTGTTAATCAACTATCAACTACTTTTGCTGGATCAGCTACTTCTGCTGCTAATACTTTCCAAGGATCTATAGACAAATTGGGCGTTGCCTCAAACAATGTCAAAGAAACAATAGGCGTTGGCATTATTGACGCATTGAAACTGCTTGGTCAAGATGGAAACATTGATACTGCAACAACAAAGATGCAAGAGTTTGCCACTGCCACTAACGAAACTTTGGTAGGTATGTCCTCATTGCTTTCTAAACTTAAAGGCAATAAATTAGGCGGAGCAATCTTAGGGACTTTTGGAGATGTATTTTCTAATTTACAACCTTTTGCTTCTTTTCGTAAAGAAGGTAGAAAAGTTAACGCCAGCAAAAATGCTGGTGGACAACAGGGTGCTCCAGCTGAACTTCTTGCTTTAAGTAAATATTCAATTGTTCAAGCCAAGATAATTAAAGGTGCTAAAACACTTACTAAATTATCTGCACAGCAAATTAATGATCTTAAACTAAAGACTGCACTTGAAAAAGCCAATTTGGCACTTGGCAAGGGAACAAATGTTTTTGATTTAGATGCAATTCAAATAAATGCAGCTCTAATAAATCAAGCGCAATTATTGGGCAAAGCAACTAGTGCAGCTCAATTGCTTGCCATTGCTAATGATGTTGCTCGCCTAAATGTAAAGAAAGACATTTTGGCTTTGGAAGATGCTATTGCGTCAGGTGATGCTAAAGCAATAGAGGCAGCAACAGCTAAACTTAATGAAGATCTTAAAATTCTTGGCGCTTTACAGGGTCAAAATACTCAAATGACTGCTATTAAATCTATCCTTGATGGCTTAAAATCAAAAGATTTAATTAATCAAGATAACCTAGATGAAGCCCTTCGTAAGATCCGAGAGATGCTTGCTTTATTGGCTCAGGTTAAAACACCCAACATTATCCCACCTACAGGCACTCCACCACCCGGAGGCAACCCAACTTTTATACAGACACCTCATGGAATATCTCCAACAACACCTGCAAGAACAATTGAAGAAATTAATTCGGCAGTGGAGGACATTGGCGGAGTAGTTTCGGTCATTGCAGATAATGGGATTGAATTTACAAAACTTGTTGATGGTGCAGCAACTTTATTTCAACAATTAGAAGATAGCGTTGCCAAAAATCTTTTTATTGCACAAGGTATTCTTACTCAACCTTTCAATGCAGGTTCATTCCGCACAGCTGAAGGCGGATCGATCTTTACTTCAAGTGGCAGCGGAGCTTATGATCGTAATTTTAACATCAATGTAAGCACAGGGATCGGCGATCCTAACGCCATTGCAGAAGCTGTAACTCAGGTAATCCAAGATGCAGTGGATCGCGGCACCCTAAGAGGTGGCGCGTACTAATGACATGGTATCCAGAATGGCGTGTCACAGTAGGGGATGATGTTTATACAACTGTCACCTCTGTGTCCTTTGCCTCTGGTCGTTTAGACATTGATCGACAAGCAACGGCAGGTTACTGTCAAGTAGAAATTATCAACACTACTGGGGCAGATTTCACCATCAATGTTACAGAAGAAATAACTTTAGAACTGAAGAACTCTAGTGGTGCTTATGTCACTGTCTTTGGTGGAGAAGTATCAGACTTTAACATCGGAGTCAGAAGCCCAGATGAGACTGGCTACATCACTACTGGCAAGATCTTGGGTATTGGCTCCTTGGCTAAACTTACAAAGGCTGTCTACAATACTGCACTAGTTGAGAGTCTAGATGGCGCCCAGATCTCAGCCATTCTGGGCAATGCCCTAAACCTTTCATGGGCAGAAGTAACACCTACAGTTACATGGGCAACTTATCCAGCAACTGTCACATGGGCTAATGCCGAGAGTTACATTGGCACAATTGATTCAGGCTTCTACACAATGATTGCTGTTGCAGCTAGTGCTTCTGCTAAGTCTCAAACCCTTGCAGATCAAATTGCTTCTAGCGCACTAGGTCAGATTTATGAGGAGAAGGATGGAGATGTCTCTTATGACGATGCAGACCACAGATCTAACTACCTTGCAGCAAATGGCTTTACTAACCTCGATGGCTCGTATGCAACACCAAGCTCTATCACCTCAACAACTCAAACTGCTCGCATCCGTAACAGCCTTATCTATCGCTATGCCACAGGCTACGGAAGCACCTACAGTACCTCTGACAGCGACTCCATAGCCTCTTACGGACTCTTTGAGCGTTCATTCGACTCTAACATCAAGAACCTAACAGACATTACTGACATCGGCTCTCGTGAGTTAAACCTCCGTAAGAATCCTCGCGGATCACTAGGAGCCATTACCTTTAGACTTGACAATCCAGACATCCCAAGTGCAATGCTCGACAGCCTTATTGGGGTGTTCTTTGGTCAGCCAGTCATTATTCAGAATCTGCCAAGCAATCTATTCGGTGGATCATTCGATGGCTTTGTGGAAAATGTAGCTCTACGCGCTACCCCT